ATGTTAGACAACAAATTATTAATTATCCTAGAATGGATAATCTCTAATTGGTTTCCTAACATCCCTCTTGAGGTACGAAGAAAAACACTTCGATTATGGATTAACAAAATTAATTCATGGATTTCCAATAATGGAGTACCTCACACCATCAAACGGATCAAGATGATTCGTTTAGTGGTGACTCGGTATCTATGTGATCAACCTTTAATGGTTAATGATCTCATGATTGGTGTAACCAGAGATGGTTTCCCATCATCAATTCTTTTTATGAAAGAATTGATTGATTCTGAGGATCCACAATCTGTTCGATTTACTCTAACATTACTTGGGATTTCCCGAGCAATGAAAGCAGAGGGTAAAGTTAGTTATAACTCTATCACTGATCCTTTTAAAGGAGAATATCGATCTTTACCAAAAGGGTTTATAGACCTTTTTGTTAAAGATTTCTGTCCTACTTTAGAAGATAGTAAACTGACAGTGCGTGATTTCTTTTTAAATCTGAAATCAGGTCCTTTAGGTGGTCCAGCTATTTTATTAGCTCACCATGCAACCCGTTATTTTACGGGTCGTAACCTTTGGGGATTAAATATCCTCTTGGGTCCTGAAGGAATGAGATGGTTTAAAAGTCTTTTTGATGCGACTAAACTTTCTTTTAAGAAAGCTACTCGTAACAGAAAACTTCATATCATCCATGACCCTGAGTTAAAAGAGAGAGTCATAGCTATTTTTGATTATATATCTCAAATGGCTTTTGAACCTCTTTCTAAGTACTTATTTAAAGCCTTAGAATCTATCCCTCAAGATAGAACTTTTACTCAAGATCCTGTTATCAGAGATAAAAAGGAAGGGGAGCATTTCCATTCATTGGATTTAAGCTCAGCAACAGATAGATTTCCAATAGATCTACAAGTAGATTTATTAGATTCTATTGAACGTGCTGGTAACAAACCTTATCGAGCAATCGCTAAGGCTTGGAAGTCAGTAATGGTTTCAGAGCCATTTCTGACTCCAGAGGGTAACCTACTTTATTATAAAGTAGGCCAACCAATGGGTGCACGTTCATCATGGGCAGCCTTTACGCTATCGCATCACGCGGTAGTGCAATTTGCTGCCTATGAATGTGGTCTGTATCCTTTTAAGGAGTATATACTTCTTGGTGATGATATCGTTATTTATAATGATATTGTTGCCAAAGAATATATAAAAGTGATCAACGCTTTAGGTGTTGATTGCTCTCCGGCTAAGTCTCATACTAGTTTAAATACGTATGAGTTCGCGAAACGTTGGTTCCGTAATGGAATTGAAGTTTCACCGGTTCCCTTGAAAGGATTCCTTGCCAACTGGAGAAATCCAGCGTTATTATTCCAAGATGTATTATCTTTGGTTTATAACGGGCGAGGGCCTAAATCCTATATAAACTCTGTTTCTTTAGGAGTGGATCTAATAAAAGCTTTGGGTTATTCCCGAAGCCAAGTTAGATTTTACTCTCAAATGTTTTCTGATATCCGATTCTCACATCGGGTAACTATGGAAAACATCGATTTTGAATTACTTAGAAATTTTCTAGGTAACTCTAGTCGAAGAAATGAGTATATATTACCAAGTGATGAAGCAACTCTATTAAAGGAATTTAATAGAACTTCATCTCTGGTGGTGAATGGTATGGTTATGAGTGTCTGTAATACCTTATCTAAGTATTACCAAAACTTTAAGTTAAGTTTTGACTCATTCATAGCCTCTCCATCGGGTATAATTAAATCAGATGTGTTATTTACAATACATCCTTTAGTTTATGCATTATACTCATCAGTTTATACTTTTGAGGAAATGAATAAAGATTTAGGTTATACCCTAGATCTGAATAAACAATTAACTACTGTCACTGTTCTAGATCTAGAGAAACTTAGTTATCAATCGAGAACTAGTATTGATGTAATTTTTACATATCGTACTTTTGCTCGGAAACTAAGACTCGCGGTGGAGTATGATCCTTATCAATTAATAGCGAAAGCACAGTCAATGCGCTTTGGACGTTCTTTGATGGACATCCGGTTAGCTTTTCAAAAAGATAACCCGTTATTAAAAACAGGGATGCTTTCGCGACCGTTAGAATTACCTATTCTAGACTGGTAGGGGTTAATAGCCCCACGTGGTCCGACTACGTAACAAAGATCGGAAGTGCTTAGTGAGCGTTTAATGAGGGTAGTACCCTCCAGCTCATTAGGTGTCTCTTGGGGGCGTGAGCCTGGGACTTAGTAATAAGAGCCCAAACCG